TTCTTGCCCGAAGTATCTCCGATATAGCCTTCAACGTTTTTGAGGCTACCTTTTGAAATCATCTGGTCTAACGTACTGTCTAACCATTTTTTATTTACATCAGTATTAAAAACCTGAGGTAATAAATTAGATGCTTTTGTGATTGGAGTGTTATAACTTCCTGCTTTTTTCTTAGCCATTAAATCTTATCCTAATTTGTTTTAGTAACAACGTTACTAACGATATCAATATCATCTATGCTCACATCTGGTATAAACATCTCATCGATGTTTGGTGTGATTTCAAATAGTTCACCAAATACACTTGATGACCCATGAGGTACAATAGTAAAGCTACTCACTTGCATTGATAATTCTTTGTGTACATATGCAGCAAGTTCTGTAAAGTAAAATGTTTCGCCGAAGCTCCAGTTTTCAACTGCGAAGAAATCTGAGATTGCTTTAACAACATTTGCTCTAACTTCACTGTCAACTACGTTGCTTCCTTTTGTTTTTACTACATCAAACGTTGCACGTAATGATGAATGTGCTGCTGGACCAAATAGTGTTTTATATTTAACTGGTTTATAAATTACTGTATCACTAATTGTTTTTTGTCTTTCAACATCCACAAAGCTAGATGCCAAAGCATCGCTTGTAGGTGGAAGAGGTTGTTCGCCTTCGTTTGTTAATAGCCAAGTTCTATATGCAGTGTCATATGTTCTGTTAAGAACATATACATCAATTATATTTGTATAGCTTGGGTCTACAATTTCTCTATCTGCAGCAATGTGTTTCCAAACAAAGTTTAGATTTTTAAGTCCAGTGTATGTTACACTGTCTTCTGTAATAATTGGGTTTGGTGCAGGAGATAAATTTAAAGGATTGGTAAGCTCACTGAACACCAGTGGGTTGTCTGGTCGATTATCATAGTTATCATCTACTAACGACAAGTAAACATGCGAAGCATCAATAACACCATTATCATCTTGTGCTATTCCGCTTACATGCATTATTCCAGTTGTTGTGCTAATTTCAGCATTTACAATATTATTAATAGTAAATTCAACTGTATCTTTTGCTTTCTTTTTAGTAAGCGAATCAAGTCCAGCATTTAAACTAACATTAGTAAATGCAACACTATCGCTTTTTAATACGTATCTAGTAGTTCTAGTATAAATTTCATACCTACCGGATTCAAATTTAAAATAAATTAACCAGCTGCTATCTGTGTTATCAAAAACAACATTACTAAAATCAGCATCATATGCCTCTGGTGTGTTATCTAATTCCCAACTTTGATTTTTATAATCAAATCTAAGAGAGAATGAAACTTTTGCATCAAGATATGTTTTAATAATATTTGATTCTCTTGTTTTAAATAATCGTTGAAATGATGGTACAATAATATCGATGATACTATTATTTGGAACTACAGAATCTAATGTAATGGCTCCTAGTCCATCTGACTTTAGTCCGCTGGATTCACCTAGCTGTGCCCTGTCAATGCCTAGTCCACTTGCAAATATGTTTAATACTTTAGACCATACAGTTTCTCCGGTTGGAGTAATAAACTTAACCATTGCGCCTACTTTAAGTTGATTCAAGTAATTTGTTTGTGATTTACCTACACGTTGTACGTCAACTCCATTTTTAATAATAAAGTATCCTGTGTTAGCATTATAAATATTACCACCTGGTACTGTCCAAACAAATCCGCCTATGCCAAAATTTGCATCTCCATATGTAGTATTTGCTACATATGAATACTCAGTTTTGAGCGTATCAAACGCATTTGTAAATTTTGTATAATATAAATTAATAAGATCAAAATCACCTAATTGATTTTTAACATACTTTTCAAATATGTAATCTTTATTTTGTCCAACTACTGTGGTTTTACTTTTAACAATGTTGTCTTCGTAAAGTCTGCCATCAGCTCCATTTATCAATAGGTTACTGTATTCACCAGTAGGATCACTAAAGTCAATGTATCTACTGTGTCCACTAAATGTTCTGTTGAGGCTTTTAACTTTTACTACGTTATTAGATTGATATGAGAATAATGTATTATAATCGTCTGCTGTAACTAATCTGTTTTGACTTGCATATGCCAGTGGAGCATTTTGTTTAATGTTATCCAATGTTTCAGCTGCAGAAGCTGTTGTAATGCTTGTCTTTAATTGTAATGTAAGCTGTGCAGTATATTCGTTACCGTCAAGTCCTTGATATTTAATTGAAACTTTTTTGTTTGATAAATCATCTGGACGCACTACATATGTTTCATCTTTACTTACACGATACCATACACGTATAATACCTTTTGGTAAATTACCAAACGACTTGTCGGCAAAGTTAATTGATATTTGATTATCTTTGCGTGTCTTTACTGAATAGATATCTCTGGTAGATGACATAACACCGTTGTATGATGTGTTACTGTATGCTGCCGCATTTTTTACATTAGTCCATTGTTTAATAACTGTACCATCTGTGTTAACAGTTTGTACCCATACATCACTGTTATTAACGTTATCAACATTAATATCTATTGTTTGGTTATCTACTGGATCTGTAATGTTAATATCTTTAAATTCTAATGTTCCTTCTTTGACTGCTAAGAAGAATCCTGTGTCTTTGTTTGTTAAACCAAGTCCACTGTTTTTATAGTAAACACCAAACGCACTAGTTGGGCTTGGACTTTTTTCGTATACAAGATTGTTGTCATAGTCTACACTTATAATATTGTATGTGGCTGTTGTTCCATTTGCCAGGCCAGTTACATTAAATTTAATTTGTCCTGGTGTATTGTTTAATTCATAAAACTGTTGTGTGATATTGCCAACTGATGTTTGTTTCTTTGGGCTACCAAACTGGTTACCATATTGTAGTATGCTGTTCATTACTGCAATAAAATCATCTAAGTTGTTTACATTGCTTGTTGATTCAAATTTAATATCTTGTCCACCCAAACTTGTTCCTGCACTACCTATTACAGTCTCGTTTGTTTTTGCACTAATTACTTTCATCTCACCAAACGCTGGCACGTTACGTCTTGGTGTATAGCCAATAAATTCTGCAAGTTTATAAACACTGTCCTGTCTTTCGGCTGTACTTAAAAAGTTATTGCGCGAGTTAAGGTCAACTCTAAATGCTAAGTTGTGTCCCATTTGTGCTACTACGTCAAGTAGTGCAACAAATTCTGAACTTTCGATCCAGTCATTGTAGTTTTCTGGATATGTGTTTCTTACATACTCGACCATCGCTGTACGAATAGTATCATAATCATATGCTTGTAAATTAGCATTGATATATGAATCGTATACTGCTTTATAATCTTCTGATGCAAAAAGTTTTGATTGTCTAATATTTTGTGCCATAATTAAAACTCTTCTTTTTCGTTAAATTCTCTGTCAAATTTAATCTGCAAATCTGTTGCAGTCGTAGTTGGTACATATATTAACTTGACCGCTACTGTTATTGAATGTCCGTCATTGTCTGTTGTAACTACAACATTACCACTTGTTGCGTTCCAACTAGCAACGTTTCTACCTGTGTCGTCGAGTAATACAACATCTCCGTCTGCTAACTCAAATCTAGGATCGTATGTTACAATCTCATAAACTTCATCTTTAATTAACTGAACTGTGCTATCACCCAATGGTTGAAAGACATAATACGGTAAGTTACTGCCAAAGTCAGGTTGTGTCCACTTCTCACCTTTACGGATATGAAAGTGATTTATCAAATCACGTTTAGCTAGTTCCAGATCATTTAATCTTAAACTTGCATTCTTTTGATTTACGGTTGTGTAGCCTACTATATTACTCATACAAGTATTTATCAATTAAATTATAGTAGTATTTAATTTTTATTAAAGTGTGATAGTATCAGCAACATGTAGTCGTTCTTCTGGCCACTTTAGGTAATTTTTCCAATTTGCATCTGGAATTTGAAGATCATGAAAGGTTGTTGAATGATTTATTTGAAACCATGTAGGACGCACAGGTTGCCTAATTGGTTTTGGATATAACTTGTCGGCTTTCTTTACATTACAAGGACCGCATGCAGTAACACTATTTTCCCATGTTAGCTTCCCACCTTTTGATTTTGGAACTACATGATCTATTGTAAGCTCGTTGTAGTAAAATAGATTACCACAGTATTGACAACAGTATCCATCACGTAAGTATACATTTTTGCGAGAAAACTTTGCTTTGCTTGGAGGCTTGTGATAAGTGTTCATCATAACAACACTTGGTAGTGGTACTTCTATTGTGGGTGTATGCAAAAATCGACCTGCATAGTTTTCTAGTACATGTACTTTGTTACTCCACATGGCCTTGATTGCATTCTGCCAGCTGATTGTACTCAACGGAAGTAAACTTAAAGGTGTTGCATCAGCGTTTAAAAGTAATACACTTGCATGCATTTTGTCGTCCTTTACTTATTAAGTTGAGATGATAATATCCGTTGTCGTGATTCTGCCATGTGGGGCAAGAACCTATTTGTTAATTCGTAGTATACATACTCTGCTTGAGCTCTGCTTTTATCATCAAGTAATCTTGATGGATACTTGCTTGCTATGTCTTGTATTCCTTGTCGTCTGATCAGCGGTATATTTTTTCGAATTCCATAATCAGCAAGCATAATAACTTTTGCTTCAAGTTGTCTCATAGTCCTATTGGGCCCACTATTAACCATTGCAGTTGCTACATAATTCCATTGTCTATTTTTTACATAATCATATAGATTAAATTTTCTTGTTTCAGAACCCACTGTTGTCCAGTCACCAGTTAGATAATACAAACTTAACATACCATCATATTGGCTTTGGCTTAGGGAGTCTAACACAAATATTTCTTTGAATCTTCTTTCAGCATCTTTAAATACTTCAATCCATATACTGTACGATTCTTCTTCGGTGAGTCCATTTCCATCAACGCCGTTAGTTAAATTGTATCCAATTTTTCTAACTCCATCTGTATCTAAATATGAGTATCCACGCCATGTTATTTTACGCAACAGTAAATTAATTATAGCCGGACTTGCTTCTAAATTTTTAATAGGCACAAGTGTTGTCGCCAGTTCTTTGTCAGTAGCCTTAAATAAATCAAAAGGTAACAAATCTGTTTCTTCTATGGTTGTTGGTAAAGTTAAATTCTTCATGATACTGAATTTCCTTTTGGATACTGATATCCTTCTTGGATTGTCGATGCACCTTTCCACGGATGATGTTCTGGAACTCTACTGTTAATGGTTTCCGTTACGCTAGTGTTTACCATATGACTTTGTGGTGTAGGCTTTTCTGCTTCTGCTGGGTTTTTAGGATGATTTATATCAACACGTGTGCCTTTGATAAACGTATTGCTTTTTGACCACATGTTTACTTGCTGATCAGCAGTGCTGTTAATATTGATATGACTATGAATATCAATTGAACCGACAGTGCTTTGTATTTTAATACCTTCAGTTCCTGTGCTTCTGATGTTAACTCCTTGCTCTGCTTCCATATTAATACTTCCCTTGGCATGTACATTGTAATCTCCATCTGTTCCTATGTTTACGCCACCTTGGCTGTATATGTCTACTTGACCTTCAGCATCTAATTCTATCCAACCGGTTCCACCTTTGTTGACTATAAATATGAAACCGTTAGTGTCATCAAGTAATACAGTGTGGCCACCTCTTGTTTTTAGTCTAATATTATTACTAGTTCCATCTTCTGCGCCATCGTCTAGGCTAATAGTATGTCCTGCTTTTGTAGTAACACCAAATACATTACTAGGGCTTTCTCGTCTTGCACTACTCATGCTGTGTCCACGCACAAGATCAGCTGCAAGTCCTGAGTCGTTTAGGTGAGCCACTGATTCAGGGTTTGCAGGTCTAGTATCATTATCTATTTCATCAAGATCATTTTTTTCACTACTTCCGGAAAGTATTTGTTTATCTTCTGATCCATCATATGCATTACTACTTGCTTGACCTCCCATGGTAGCATTACGATCTAGCGGTGGTAGATATCCCACAAAAAATCCTTGTTCCATTGATCCAACAAATGCTACTAATATATTTGATCCAACTGCTGGCGGTTGAGGCCACATGCCGTACGTTTTTGGCGCACCTTCGTATGATGTAACATCTTCTGATGATTCTGTAATTTCCGTATTGCCGCCAAACGGTGTTGTTAATAAAATAATACGTTCAAAGTTTGTTCCTAGTTCTGGTATGATTACAGTTACCTTACCATTATGTTTTACATCTTTGTCATTAACTACTTCAGCTACATATACTCCCGCAATATTATTAATATTATAACCTTGATGCGGATTTGCTCTACCTGGAGTTTCAACATTTGTTGATTTTATACCTATTCCACTATATCCTGCCATTATTCACCTACCTCTAAATTTATTAATGTATCAGCTAATAGAATGGGATTGCTGTTCGGGTCTCGATAACAACTAACTGATTGTGTAAATTTGCCTTGCGAAAACTTACTATGAATGTATGTAACTTTATAAATGCCTGTTGTTACTAAGTCGATTGGTCCTCGTCGTTGTCTTTCAAGCAAATCAATTGGTTCTGGCACAAAGCTAACAAATGCTATATAGACTGAACCTGTTTGTGTGTTAAAGAAATTTTTATTATTAGTACCCATGAATATTGGATCACCTTTGGTTTCTATTGTCATAGTTTGATTATCCAATAATCTGCCAGCTTGTGATTGTAGTGCTCCAGCAGCAATTTTAGAACCCGGACTAATTTCATTAACCATTTGGCCTTCTGCGCTAACCATCTTAATATCAAATACTGAATTTTGATTAACATTAAATTTATCTAATTGTAAGTCACTTAGGTATTTCACCGGAGACGAAACGACAAACTGCTCGTCACGGTGTGGATTAGCTATCCATTCTTCAACTGGCTTATTAGTTCTTATATTTGATTCAAATTGAAATTTCTCGTCTGCATAATATATACCAACACCAGGAGACATTGCATTAAAAAACCCGTTCTGAATTTTTATATCTACTGCTTCTACTTCTGTATTTTCGCCTGTGTATTGATATGAATATTTTTTTATAAGACTTGGCAATATCTGTGATTCAAAACGTTCTTCTTGTACTGATTTTACATTTCTAAGTGCTAAAATACTAGCTTCGTCTGGTGGCGGAGTAGTGTCTGTTTTTCTTACTTTTATTACTACTTTAATTTTTCTTATTTCTTGGTTAAAATGGCCATGCATCTCACCAGATAGTTTTGTTATTTGTTCTACTTCAATTGCATAAGTTACTCCACCTTTAGCTGCTTCTAAATTATAATCTGCAAATGTCGGTATATTTGTAGCAAGGGTGTCGGCTATCCACGAAGTTAACTGTGTTTCTCTATTCAGTGTTGTTTGTCTTATACCTAATGTTTCGACACTTTCTGCTAATCCACCTTGATTAACAGCATCTGCTGTTCCTGCCCATTCTGCAGATCGTAAATCAAATCCAGGAATAGCACGTGTTTCAATAGCTCGTATAGTTGCTGATGGATCAAAATCTACATCCCATTCAATTAGTGGCTTTACTCCGCCAGCTCCTGGGTGACCTAAATTTTCAACCATGTTTTGGGCACTTTTGTTTAGTGCAATCTTTAACTGAT